CACGGAAGGAAAAAAATTATGACTGATACTGACATTGCACAAAAGCGAATAAATGTGAGCATTGTAGGGGAAGAAGCTGAGATGTTAGAGAAACTACATATACATCTCAATACTAAATTAATGATGAAATTATCAATGGCGCAAGTGATCAAGCGTATTATTCGCATTGCTAATAATGAACTAAATTCTTAAATTTGAAATGCACAACTAATGTCTAATAATCTGTACAATAATGTACCGGGAGAGCTGCGCGCATTAAAACAATGGATAGTATGGAGATATGAGGATGTTGGTGCCAAGAAACTTACAAAAACACCTTATCAATATAATGGGTGGAAAGCAAGTGTCACTGATCCGGCGCATTGGTCTAGCTTTACTGACTGTCTTAATATACTTTCATCTGGAAATTATAGTGGCCTTGGCTTTGTATTCACTAACAATGATCCTTATACATTCATTGACTTAGATGATGCTGAAGGTGATGACACAATACTTCAGCGACAATTAAAAATATACAATGAATTTGATAGCTATTCTGAAGTTAGTCCTTCTGGAATGGGGCTGCATCTTATTATCAAAGGTAATGTATCAGCAGGGAGGCGTAGAAGCAAGATAGAAATTTACAGCTCAAAACGTTATGCTACCATGACAGGTAATGTTTATGGTGGTAAATTAATTATTAATGAGCGGCAATCTCTGCTTACTCAATTGTGGGAACAAATGGGAGGTACAGTACCTCCTCCATTAATTCAAGGAGATGATAAGGATTATGGAACAGATGAAGAAATTATTAGAAAAGCTACCAGTGCCGTCAATGGCGATAAGTTCTTGTTGCTACATAGGGGAGAATGGCAAGGTTTATACCAGTCTCAATCTGAAGCTGACCTTGCATATGTTGATATGCTTGCTTTTTACACGCAAAATAGAAATCAAATTCAACGGCTATTTCAATCGTCAGCCTTGGGTAAGCGAGATAAAGCCAAACGCAAAGATTATCTTGATGGGATGATTACACGGTCATTTGACCGAATGCTTCCACCAATAGACTTTGATGGAATGAAAAATGCATTATCTGATAAATTAGCTAAAGTTAATGGTTCAATAGTAGATATACCATTAGTCAATTCAACTATTCAGATGCCTCCCGGCTTATTAGGAGAAATAGCTAGTTTCATTTATGCTGCTGCGCCTCGCCCTGTTCCAGAAGTAGCTTTAGCAGCCTCCATAGCTTTGATGGCTGGCATTACCGGACGTGCCTACAATGTATCAGGGACTGGTTTAAATCAATATGTGCTGCTCCTAGCCATGACTGGAGCTGGAAAGGAAGCAGCAGCTTCAGGTATCAATAAGCTAATGGGAACTATCAAGATGCAGGTTCCCACCTCAAGCTTTTTTATTGGCCCATCTGAAATTAGTTCTGGAGCAGCTTTATTTAAATATCTTGGTAATACATCGCAATCATTTATTAGTCTATTAGGTGAATTTGGCTTACGCCTTCAACAAATGAGCAGTCCAAATGCTAATGGTTCGGAAGTTAGTCTTAGACGTATGTTTTTGGATTTGTATAATAAATCAGGTCATACTGAAATATTACATGCCTCAGTTTATTCAGACAAAGCTAATAATACATCTGCTATACCATCACCGTCTTTCAGTATCTTGGGAGAAAGTACACCAGAAAGATTTTATGGAACATTGAACGAGGATATGATTAGCGAAGGATTATTACCGCGTTTCCTGTTGATTGAATACAAAGGTAATCGCCCCTCCTTGAATGAGCATCATACTGAAGTTATACCAAGCTTTAGTGTTATTGAAAAGCTAGCAGCATTGGCCGCGCAATGTGAAACTGTTAATCATTCTAATCCAAGGAGAGTTATCAATGTGCAAAAGACACAAGATGCTGCTACGCTTCTTCACGATTTTGATAAGTATTCAGATAATTTCATTAATAGTGCTAATAAAGAAGTTATCCGTCAACTTTGGAATAGAGCACACATTAAGGTACTTAAATTATCAGCATTGGTTGCTGTTGGCGAGAATATGATTAATCCTGTAATTATTCCTAGTTATGTAGATTGGGCTATAAATTTAATTCATCGTGATATAGCTGCGTTAACAGAACGTTTTGAGGCTGGTGAAATTGGTAGTAATAGTTTTGAAGTTAAGCAAGCAAATGAAATTATTAGAATGATTAGAGATTACATTAGCTTTCCATATAATAGAATTGAGAAGTATCTTCAATTTAAATCTGAAAAAATGCATAACGATAAAGTAATTCCATATATTTATTTAAATAAAAGGCTTACTCCATTAACAGCATTTCAGCATGATAAAGCTGGAGCTACAATTGCAATTAAACGTACAATTCAGAATTTAGTTGATAGCGATAGAGTTTCTGAATTAGGTAAGATTTGGTGTAATGAAAAGTATGGAACTTCACAACGTTGTTTTATAGTAAAGGATTTGAGTATTTTAGACTAATTGATTAAAATATTCTAGCTTTAAATATGAGATAGCTCTTTCTAAAATTCTAACATCATCTTTAAAGAAACCAAGTCCTTTATTACAACTTGCGCAAAGAAATCCTCTTATTATATTAGTTTTATGACAATGATCAACATGAATATGTTTTGTATCCTTTGGAAATTCACATTCACAAATTGCGCAACGTCCAATTTGATCATCTTTTATAAGCAATACTTCTTTAGGTTTAGGCTTTACATATTTATCTTTTATTGTTAGTTGCCTTTGAATGCGAGCTTTTCTATGAATAAATATCATTACAATTATCCTTCAAACTTAGATAAATCTGAAATCTAAGGTGCTTAAAATCTTAAATTCTTATGTATTTTCAATAGTTTATGCGAAATCTAAGGAAAACTAATATCTAAGGTTCGAAAGGACACTTCCCAAATCCCTGTAATACACTTGTTATACACAACTTAACTCTCTTAGATATATATATATATTAGATATATAATAAAGTCAAGAACTTACGCCTTAGAAACCAGTTAGAAAAATCTATACCCTTAATTTAATCAATTGTGAGGATATTTTAAATGTTAACATCAGAGCAGATAATTAAAGAACTTGAGATTGAAAAACAAAAACAAATATGGAATGATGCAATTGAAGCTGCTATTAAAGTTGCAGAAGAGTTAGCTCATTATCATGTATCAGAAGCAATTCAAGAAATCAGAAAGCTAAAGAAATGATAGCTCAATATCAATACGGCGTTGATTGTTGTGATATATTCATTTGGCTTGGAGGTTGGTTAGAATGGGTAGCTCCTTATGGTATAATTACAGCACTGATGATTGTGGGTATATTGATAATACATATTAGCAGTTGGTTTGAAAGAAAGGATAAGAAATAATGACTATCAAGCTAGTAACTCCTCCTACTGCTGATGAAGAAGTACAAGCTTCAATTATTAAATTATTAGAGACTACTCTAGTCGAAGCTAAAGCTGGCGAGCTTAGATCAATCATAATTATTGCTGCTCATGTAGATAATGGATGGATTGATAGAGCCAGTGAAACATTGATATTTTCAGAAGTAATTGGACGATTAGAGATAATGAAGCAAAGATGGATAAAGCGATATTTAGATGGTAAATAATTCTACATAATTTAAAAGTATGGTAAATTATTCTATTGACTTTAATGATGGGAACGTATAGATTATTAAATAACAGATGGAGAGAAATATGAAGTATCAAATTTATTATGATCCTGAAGTTTGCCTTTGGGGAGTGATGGAAAATGGTCATCTTTTCAAGTTTTTCTCAAAGAAGGGTAATGCTATAAAGTTTGCAGCTAAAATGAATAAGGATCAGCTTGATAAATTATTTACTTCAAAGGAGCGAGCATGATTATTCACTTTGAAGAAATGGATGTAGAAGTTACTCAACTTAGCTCTGGAAAGTGGCAAGCTATTCCTTGTATTGTTAATGATACAATGGAGGGGTATGGTTCAACTATAATGGAAGCTATTGTTGATTTGAGGGATAAGATGGAGGATAAGTGATGAATACTAAGCCTAAATGGTTGCGAAATGATAAGCGTGTTATGGAATGGGAATGGGAAACCAAAAATGAACTTTGTGTAGTGACAAGTTATGGATATGCTTTTGAGCCTAATAATGATCATAATATGGCTTTACATAGTCATATTTACTCTACAGCAAAGGAAGCAAGAGCAGAATTAAAAGATATTAAACCGTGCCCTTGCTTACGTTGTAAATCACTTGGTAAACTAGCATAAATAATTAAAAATAACTCTTGACACTAGAAATAAACCGTATATAAGAGAATGTAGCGAATAGAGGAGATAGGATATGACTTATAAAATTCCTACTGAAACACTTCCTCCTAATCATTGTTCTCATGTTGTTAAGTATTATGATCACGTCTCTAAGACTACAACTGAGAAACCAATTCATGATTGGGCGATAGCTCCTTGGATTTTGTATCAAGCTAAAGCTACTGCTTATGCTAATACAATGATTATGCCTTCAAGATTTAACCTAATTTAAAATAGGAGAATATCAAATGAAGAATGTGTCAATGGGATCAAAGAAGAAGCAGTATCGGTCAATCAGGCTTGCAGCAGAGGCTGCTGGTGTGCCTTACATGACTTTTTATATGCGGCTGCGCTTTGGTGTTAAGCCTATCACAGCAGCTAATAAGCCGGTTAGGAAGTATGTAAAGAGGGAGATTAGTGATGCAACAGGAAGCTGAATTTGAACAGAAAATGTTTAAAATAGCTGAAGATGCTTATTTTAAAGCAGCTGAAAGTTCTGATCCTCAACATTGGATGGAAGCTGCTTTGTTTGCTAAACAGCATAGGAATGCCTTAGTTAAGCTAAGAGCTATTAATAATAAAGGTTGACGTGGTAGCAGAAAGCGTATAATAGCAAATCACTACCTTTATGCAGCAATGATTGAAGTACCGATAGACCAGCATGATCAGGATGCATAGAGGTTTTAATTATTAAGGGAGAATAACATGAAACTTGATAAGATTAAATTTGCGCGATTGATTGGTATAATTACTCATATTGTTAATCGTACTTTAAATGAAGATGAAATTGATGTATTTAATCATATCATTGATTTTGATGTACAAGAAACTAAAGCTTCTTGTATGCATGTTGATGAATTGCTTAAGCAGATGATTAATCCTGATGGCTTTATTAATGCTATCAAGGCTTACCGTACTCTTACTGGAGCAGGGCTGAGGGAAAGCAAGGAAGCTATTGAGAAGTATCGTAATAGGTTTTCGGCTGATGTTCCTGATGGACAGGAAGCTACGCTTGGTGATATTCTTAATCACGCTACTGGTAGGACTAAGGCTGGTAACAATATTGGATAGGATACCGTATCATGACAAAAATTATAAAGCTTACTGAAGTGTTGACTTATAGCAGCTCTCGCCCTAAACTGGTAAATGTAGCTTCTATTCAAACTGTAGAACCTTCAAAGAAAGAAAATGGTAAGGATACTCATGTTAAACTAATGGATAAGACTTTCTTTTTTGTAGAAGAAACTATTGATGAAGTATGGGAGATGGTTAGGAGTGATAAGATTGCTCATTTGAAAGTAGTGGGAGAGTGAGATGACAGGATGGAAAACGAGTTGGACTATTCCAACCAAAGATTGGCCTAGCGAACTACCTAATACTACAAATTCAGGTACTACTATTAATCAAATTTATCAAAATGAACAAGCTATAGAAAGAGCTAAAAACAAAGTGCCTACTCATGATCCTTATACCAATCCTAATGCTTATATTTATTTTGAATGCTCTTGTGGAGAGGTACTTGATCCGCATACGAAAAGTTTTGCCACATTGATTAAAAATGCTAGTGAAGCTGACTGGAAGATTAGATTTGGTCAGAATCATTATCAAGCTTATTGTGCTAAGTGTGGGGTAGATATAGAGTGAGCCCTAGATTTAAATCAACACGCTTATCAGTTGGTAGGTTGCTTAGATTAGTACCAAGAGGAGGTTGTTTGCTTGTATTTAATGGTGTATATGCTAGTTGGACTACTCAAGCTTACAAAACAAAAGTATTAAATTGTTATACTGCTGATCCGGGAGGTAGACAAAAGTTTCAAAAGGTTAGAGATTTATATGTATGTTGGAAAGAGGAAGCAGAATGAACTTATATTATATAAGCTTTGCTACTTATATAGAGTTTTTAGGAGCTACTGTAGTGGAAGGTGTTAATGAAAAACAGGCATTTGAGATAGCTACTAATAATAATCTTAATCCGGGTGGGCAGGCTATTATTCTTGAAGTTCCCTATGAACTACACAATGCTCCTGATATTGCACCACTTAAATATAAATTATTTAATAAAGAACAGATGACACAAATAGGTACAAAAATTAAAGATATGGAAGAAAAACATCAATTATTAATTAGGGCTAATGCTATATATATAGGTGAACTTTAATGCGCGAATGTTGGTTTAATGTATATCAAGCTGGTGATACGGTATGGCAAGGTTTTTGCTATACTGAAAGAATAGATAGTTGGAGTAGATTTATCATTTATCGCATTCATGTTATTTTTCATAGTCCTCAATAATTTTAAAAATGAAAATATTAGATTACACTAGCTCTAGACGTAGAAATAATTCCCTTGTTCTAAAAGGGTTAATAAATACTATGCTTAAAGAAAATAAAAGGTTTGCAATTGGAACTGAAAGCGTAGATACTAGAGCTGATCAAATCAAGGAATGGTTTCCAGATGCTAAGGTGACTAAGTTTGATAGGTATGTAGTAGTGGAGAATGGATAATGAAATTTTTTATTGGATTTATGTTAGGACTTGGGATTGTTTCAGCTATTGGTCAAACTAATTTTGGAGTATTACCTATTACTGGTCAAGTTCCTATAGTTAAAGTTGATGTTGATGGTTATGTTATTTGCTCAGATGAGAGGAAACCATGAAACTTATAGCTCTTAATCGTCCTGATGGTTCATTAATGTATGTGGAAACTTCTCACATTTCACACTTTCAGAAAGCATTTAGTACTGATGTTAGTGGAGCACAAACTGATATTTGTGTTGATGGTAATATGCGAGTAACTGTTACTCAATCTGTTGATGTTATTTATAGGATGTTGACTGATGAAAAATCATAAACAGCTATTAGCTGATTTTTATTTAAATCTATTAGCTATCCCACATAATGCTTTTAGAATACATAACCAAGCTTTGTATGCTGCTGTACTTGCTGCTTTATCTTGGGAGCTTGATAGTGATCCAGAAGTAGTGCAAGGTATTTTTGAAAGAATGGTTAGTGAGGATAAGGTATGATTAAAGAATTAAAGTCCGGCAATGCTGGCGCGGTGGAGGCGCTTAAAGCTTGCCGTGAATTTCTCGAAGGTATGAATAAGCAGGTTACGGTGGGCCCATTTATCGGAGTTATTTCATCCCAAAGTCCAACGTATGCACTTATCGAGAAGATCAACCGTGCCCTTCTCGCCCAGCCCGCCCCCAGCGGTAATGCTCAAGAGGTAGATAGTAAATGAGTAAATTTAAAATAGATGATATTACAATCATTGTACGCGTAGTATGGGTAATAATGTTTATTAGTTGTTGCGCTTTAATTGTATATATGGTAATAATGATTAATAAATCATTTGATGCTGCTCAATATAATTGTCCTAGAGGAACAACTAAAATTATTATGTCTAATGGTTGGGGTTGTCAGATTGAAGCAAAACCTAATGATAGATAAATCAATAGATCAAGTAATTAAGCGTCTTGTATTAGCTCATGCTGATAATGAAATGAAAGCTATAGCTGTTATATTTATTAATGGTGAAGGTGAGCCTGAGATGGAAATAGCTTTTGGTGGTAACCATCTTTACCAGATATGCGCAAGCTTGGATATTATTAAATATAATATTTTAAAAATGATGATGGATGATGGAGCTAAGAAGCCAAAGGAGAGAGAATGAAAATAATTAAAGGAATATTTATTTGCATTGGATTATTTATAGGTATTTGGGTTGCTAATCTTACTTATAAAATTTATGATTTTGAGCATCCTAAATTATCTGGTAAGCCATTAAATCATGTACCATTAATGTATGGGAAAATAGATAATGAGTAAATTGATTACACCAGAACAATTAGCTAAGTCAGGTTCTGAGGATGGAAATCAAGCTGCTATTTTTTGTTGGGCTCAAATAAATGTAGCTAAGTATCCAGCTCTTAAATGGTTACATGCTATTCCAAATGGTGGTAGCAGACATATAGCTACTGCCACTAATTTAATTGCTACAGGTGTCAAGTCTGGAGTGTGGGATATATTTCTACCATGTCCTATTCAAACTAAATGGGCTGAGCAATATGCTGGCCTATATATTGAAATGAAGATTGAAAAGCGTCGTAATCAAAAGAATGGTGGGTTAACTGATGAACAAGTCATGTTTGGAGCGTATGCTGAAAGTGTAGGATATTATTGCAAAGTTTGTTATAATTGGGAAGAAGTTAGGGATATATTAATAGAATATTTAGAATATAGAATATAATTCCACTTGACATTAATAATTAAAGCGTTTAGATAGGTTATATCAGAAGAATAGGGGATATTAATGCAAGAATATGTAAGTCATAAGAAAGTACATGCTGCTGAAATTCAAAAGATTGAAGTAGGAGATATAGGAACTATTTTATATTTTAAAGATAGTGATGCTATTAGTTTTCTAACTAAATAATATGAAAAGATGGTAACTCGCTATAGACCAATAGAAGGTGATTTTTTGGTACTCTATGCTGATGGTTATCAATCATTTAGCCCTGCTAAAGCATTTTTAGAAGGATACACTAAATGTTAGTGTGGGGATAACTTTCCTCACATGAAAGGTATGACCTATGACTTCAGATAGCCGTAAAAAGATGCTTGAGCGAGTACGGGCTATTCTCTCAAAGACAATGGAGAATGGCTGTACTGAAGGTGAAGCTATGGCTGCACTAGCTAAGGCTAGGGAGCTGATGGCTACTTATGAAATTGATGAAAATGAGCTTAATGTAGCTCAAGAGCAGGAAAAGGCTACTGTTCATAAGGGAGCTTTTAGTGATCCTTATGAAATTAAGAATGGTTTATGTACTGCTGTAGCTAAATTTACTAGGTGTCGGGGATGGGATGGGTCAAGAAAGAAGTATGGTATTAGTTTTTGTGGTTTAGAGAGTGATGTTATCTTTGCAACATGGCTACTAGAGACATTACAAAGGTTTATAATGCGCGCGTTGCGCGAATTTCAAAAACAGCGTATTGTTAAGGGAATTCCTAACTCAAATCATACTTCAGCTAGCTTTGTTGTGGGGTGTACCAATCGAATTGCTGAAAAGTTGAGGGAATTGACACCAGAAGAACCTAAAGTAGTTACTGGAAATTCTCTTACTGTGTCCAGAAAAGCACTAATTGAAGCTGAATTAGCTAGAAATGGTATTATTCTCTCAAAAAGACATGCTTCTAGGCGTCAAATTGATCAAAAATCAGCTCTAGCTGGTTTTACTGCTGGAAATCATGCTAGATTTGATAGACCTGTTGAGGCTGGTGGTCAATTAAAGTTAAAATAATTGCTTGACAATCAATTCTAATCCCTTTAATGATTAATGTGTCATAACAAATGGAGAATAAGAAAATGGCCATAAAAGATATTGCAAATGGACGTTCGGATTTGTATCGGGTAGACCCGGCTATTATTCAAATCAAGCCTGATTGGAATAGTCGGGATAGCGATGATCCTGCTAATACAGAACATATTGCGGGGTTAAAGGCTTCAATTAAAGAGATTGGTGTTAAGAAGCCTTTGATTTGTTATCAAGAGAATGATATTGTTTATGTGTCTGATGGGCATTGCCGATTGATTGCTGTTCAACAGCTTATCAAGGAAGGGATGGAAATCAAGACTGTCCCGGTAATGGTTGAGGACCGTCATGCTAACGAAGCTGATAGGATTTTTAGCCAGATTGTTCACAATCAAGGTAAGCCTCTTACTGGTATTGAGCAAGCCAAGGTCTTTAAGCGTTTAATTGATCTTGGATGGGCACAGAAGGACATTGCAGCCAAGGCTGGTATGTCTGGTGGTCGCGTTAGTCAGTTGCTTGATTTGCTTCGCTTGCCAGTAGTGCTTCAGAAGTTTATCGCTGAAGGTAAGGCTTCTGCTGGTATGGTGCTTACTTGCTATAAGAAGCATAATGAAGATGTAGCTTTGACTGTTGCTGAATTGAATGGAGCCGTTGTCATAGCTGAGAAGCAAGGCCGCAAGCGAGCTATGCCAAAGGATACTGAGAATGGTTCTGAAAAAGCTCCAAAGGGGCAATCCTTGAAAGCATATTTGAAAGAGCTGGTAGCTATTGCCTATTCAACAGAGCGTGTTGATGATACTGAGAATATGGTTACTATCTCATTTACTGAGGATGAATGGGCTGATTTGATGGAGAAGATTGATTATTGAGTTAGTCCCGCGTATAATGGTGGCGCAAATGCCACCATTAATTATTAAAGGAGGGATGAATGATTAAACGTCAATGGGCAGATAAATACGGTTCGCAATGGTATAAGCATTATGATGGTAAACCGCCTCATGATGAGGAAGAAGATTACTATTGGGATGGATTTTATTGGGTTAATATGTGTTATCATCCAGATTATAATGAGGACGAGGAAAATTATTAAAGGAGGGATGAATGATTTATCATGATCTTACTTCATATAGAAATAAATTAAAAGAAGTTAACGCTTTAGTTAAACAACATTTTCCTAAAATTAATGTAGTTCAAGATTGTTGGACTAATGCAATTGGTAGTATTTGGACATTCTGCGGTCCTGATAAATTTACATGGTGTGGGGAAGCTTCTAATGGTTATGATTGTCGTTGTAAGGGATGGATGGCTTATCTAAAGCATAAAGGGATTGAGGTATGAGCAAACGATTAGAGCATATAGAAGCAGCTAAAAATGAAGCTATTCGGTTAGGAGCAAGATTTGAATTACTACAAACTAAAAAGAGTTTTATAGGTATAATTTATATCAATGGTAGATATCGGAAAACATCTTTTTCAGTTACACCAAGTCGATTAGCTAATTATCAAACGGTTAAATATGTTAGGCAAGCTGTGAGGGAGATGACAAAGTGACATGGGTTGATATAGTAATTATGCAAAGTGATTTTGTAATACTTGTGGTAATTATTAATAGATGTGCAGATATGATAATTAATGAAATTAGGAAATTAAAATAAGGCAAAACTATGACTAAGCAACACACTTTTGACTATTATATGGATGGTCATATAGCTGTGCAATTTTGTAAGGTCTGTTCTGCTGAAGAGTTAAAGCTCACAGAAGAATGTTCTGGAAAAATTGTTATTCATGATCCTGATTTTGACTTGACTAATAACAAGAAGCGATTAAATAAGAACTATTGGAATAGGGAATAATCCCTGATAAATTTTATAAGAGGATAATTTATAATGGTTAAGCCTAAGAGTACTGCGGTAACTGGCGTAGATCATCAGTTGCTTGCTCAGGTGGTCGTAGCTACTGAAGCTGGTGGTCATCACTATGTTTCACAAATACAGGGACAGCCTATGTTGTCTCATGTACCTCCTTTGATTATGGTTAATACGTCTATGCTTGATCCTAATGACGGTACAAAGGCTGCTGCCAAGGCAACAGAACATGCTAAAGCTTATTTGGCTGCTAATGGTAAAGCTGCTGAATGGACAGCCCTAGCTACCGAAGGTTCAAAGTATGCTATTCTGACTGGAGTGGTCTTACCTGAGCCTAAGAAGCGTGGTAATTCGTTTGGTTCTGGTGCTCCTACCAAGTATCCCTTTGCTGATATGCCTATTGGTGGTTCATTTTTCTCTGCTAACAGCGAACACAAAAAGGGAGATGCAGTTAAGGCATTGGGATCAACTGTATCCAGTCAGAACCGCAAGTATGCAGTTGAGACTGATACGCAAAAGACTGTTACTAGGGCTATTCGTGATAAGAAGTCTCACAAGGCAATTCTTAATGCTGATGGTTCTAAGCAGACTGAAACTGTTACTTTACCAGTATTGAGCTATGAACGTAAATTTACCATTCGTCCGGTTACTGGTGGTCAGACTTATGGCTTATGGGTAGCGCCAGAAGATGGAGCGTTGGTAGCTAGAATTAAGTGATTGGTCATAAAGTAGCAGGACGTGATAACCCTGTAACATATATATTCCCTAGCTAGTCTTATCACTAGTAGGTTTCCTATATATGAAAAAACTTTTGGCCTTACAGCATGGGAATAGAGGTTGCAAACTCTAGGAAACCGTGCTATTGATTTTAGTTATTGCAAGGTGACGTATTGATATTAAAGGGGATTGGGTATCTTCGCTTATCCAATCCCCTCTTTAATTCTTAATGTGAGAATGTATAATGATTGAATATAAGCGCGGAATTGAAAATGTTCCGTTAAAAGAAGTAAATAAAAATCTTCCTATTCTAGTAATCATATATGATTTACGCAATAATGATAATGTGGTTACTGAGGTACGATTAAACTATGGTGATTATGAGGAACGAAAATATTTAGGTAGGCTTAGCTTTTGGGCATTAACTAATCATTGTAGTATTGAAACAATTGCTATTATAGATGCAGAAGCAGAAAGGATTTAAATGACAATCTTAACTCATGAATTTAAAAGTACAGCTCTCCTATCCTTGGATTCAATAGCTAGTGCTTCATATGATACAAAAGAAAAGGAGCTAACTGTTACTTTTCTTACTGGTAGAACTTACACATATGTTAACGTTCCAAAAGAAACATATGATGATTTAGTTGCAAGTAAATCAGCAGGTAAGTACTTTGCTACTATTAAAAATACATTGGTGATGAAATGAATATTTATACAAATGGTTTTAAGCTTCACATAAATGAAAATGCTAGAATAATCTTTTTAGATGGTATTGATCCTTCTGAAATGAAAGTAGTTGGTACTGTTATAATGACAATGGAAGCTCTAAAGCAATTGAGTAATAATATTAATGTGATTATCGAACAGTATAATGCTAAATTAGAGAATGCAAAAAAATCGAATTGAGTTTAAATATTTTACTTTCATTTTCCTTTGCGTTCTGCTATGGCCCTTCCACCTCTCATGCATGAAAGGGCTACCTCTATGAATGAAGTTTTGGATAGACCTAGAACTGATCCTTTTATTCCTGAAGCACGTCCTATTGTAGATGAACATAAACCTCTTAGTCCTGAAGAAGTAGCTGCTAGGAATAAAGAATTAGCTGATAAGAATGAAGCTGAAGTAAAGCGTAAGGGTGAGGAAGCTAGAGCTAAGTACAAGATTATTGATAAAGCTGATTACAGATTGACTAAAACTGAGTTTTTGTATCCATTTGAAGGATTGGCTGTAGGACAAGGATTTTTTGTACCTCTAGAGCATCCTAATACTATGGATATTCTATCCTATAACATCCATAGGCAAGTTTCACAATTTAAGCTCCAAAATTCTCAAGCTGAACTTAATGAAGATGGTGATGATGTTCTAGAGAATGTTACTATTCGTTCTAGGATTAGAAATAAGGATGGTTCCTTTGCTCTAGATGGGAGTGGTAATCCTAAACTCTCAGCTAGCTCAGTATCACGTCCTAAGCTTATTGGACCTTCATTTATTGTTAAACATGTACTAAAAGATGATTTAGTTGCTGAAAATACCAAGTCAGAAGCAGATGGTGTATTGGTAATTCGTGTAGATTGAGTGTGAGTATGTCATGGACGCCACCAGCAGATAGCTTCACTGTAGAAAAGCCTGAGGTTTTTGCTCCTGCTGGTGGCTGGAATGATAAAATTGATCCTAAGTCACCTTGGCAGAAAGGAGCTATTCAGCAAGCTCCTATACCAGCTTACCAGACTGATGAAAAGTTAAAGAAGCTATATGGAATAGAGCTTGCTAAAGTTTCTAATCCATTGGATGCTGCTGGTAAGATATTTCCTGATGATAATAGCAAGTCTTTATGGATCAGCTTTAATTGGATAGCTGATCCTATCGTCATTGCAGCTAGAGATATTTATTTAAAAACTTTAGAATTAAATTCTCCACCACTTGACAGGGAACAACTTGCGGCTAAGGTGCTCGCCTTGGCCGAGGAAAAAATTTTAAGTCCTAAGTTTGGTTGTCTTGTTCCCACAATTGAAGCTAAGGATAGGGTTGCAGCTTACAAGTTGTATTCTGATATTTTAGGATTTACTGGTAAAGTTGAAATAGATAATTCAATTAAAAATATAACTAATAATGAATTGACAATCAAGCTTGTAAAACCTGAAGCTAAGGAAGTAGCTAAGGTGATTGACCAAGCTCCAAATGTTAAATCAGAAATAGCTAAAGAAATTCGATCATTACCAATTAATTTAAAATTGGTTGGTGGGGTTTCACGTTAAGTCTGTTTTAACTGTTTCAAATAAGGAGCTTGTTATGCTTAAAAAACTTACTTTAACTGCTGCTGCTCTTACTGCATCTATTGGTATAGCAATTGCTGGGGGTGCCTTTAATGGTTTTCCTATTGTCGGTGATCCGGGTAATGATGTTTGCTTGAGTTTTGGTAATAATGGTGTTTGTAATCAGTTTAGTCCTGCTGGTCCTAGCACTATTCCTAATGGTGCTGTTATTCCGGCAGATACTGGTAATCCAAGTGGTCAAAATCCTCAAACTGTATTAATTCCATCTGGCATTCTTGGTACTGCCACCAATCGTATTATTGGTGGCGATATGAGCGTTAATCTTGCTCAGAGATTGAGTACAGCTAAAGGTGTTACAGCTCTTGCTACTTTATCTCCAACTGCTGCTGTAATGACTGCTGATAGGTGGTGGGTTATTGCTCCTGCTGCCGGTGTTACTGTTACAATTGATAGCACTGCTTCAACTGCCGTTATTCCCGGTCAGAATAATACTAAGGCTTTGCGTATTGCTAGAACTACAAGTGGTGCTGCTGGTATTGTCTGTGTAGGGCAAACGCTTGATAAGGCTGCTGCTGCTCCATTGATTGGTAATAACGCTATTTTCTCATTCTATGAGTTTAATGGTTCTACTCAATCTGCTACTAATGGTAACATTACTGTAAATATTGATTATAGTTCTGCTGCTGATACTGCTGGTACTCAAGCCACTCTTGGCTTTGCTGGGGGTAATGGCTCGTTATTTGCTCTAGGTGACGTAGGCTTGCTTTCTGCTGGTCCTACCAATATGACTAGAGGAGTTTCAGGCTTCTCTGCTGGCACTACTGGTACTTTAGCCTCTGGTGTAGCGACTATTACAGCTTCTACTACTTGGACACGCTACTCTATTTATGCTAACATTCCTACCAATATTCCTTCTACCACTACTCCAGTTACTAATGTTAGTGTTTCAATTTGTTGGACACCAACAGCTACTACTGCTGTGACAACTGATTATATTGAATTGAATTTTATGCAACTTGAGGCTAAATCTTCTCAAGTTACTTTAACTACCCCTAATGGTATTACTGCACCAAGCGCAGTTGCTAGATCATTAGCAGCAGTTGAAGCTCTATATCAATATAGTTATCTTTATTTCGTATATGAAAATCAATCGCTAGTTACTCCTGTCCCATTTACTAGCTGTACAACTACTACTTCCACTACTGCTGCTGTATGTAATATTAGTTTCCCTGTTCCAATGCGTATTGCTCCAGCGATGCAATATACAAATGGGTTTCAATTGTTTACATCAACAGCTTATACTACTCTAGGAGCGGCTGCTGGTTTAGCTACTTATTCTAATACTTTGGTTACTGTACCGGGTAATACTGGTGTTATGATGACTGCTACTGCTTCAGTTTTACCTGCTGTAGGAACAGCTAACTTCTTGATGCAACTTGGTACGTCATCGGCTACTGGTATCATTTCAGCTTCGGCAGAACCATAGAGCTGTAACCCTGTAACAGAAAGGATTACAGCCATGTCATTCCCTAAAGCACCAAATCAAAGATATACGACTAGCAGACAGTTGATTGCTGGTCTTGATGTTAATAATTTAACTGATAGTCAAAATTCGTTTGCATCTATTACAGCAGTAGGAGCTACTCAGGTTGCTGCTGCTGCTATTGATGCTGCGAATATTGAAATTAAATCAGGTTCTGCAAATAATGCAGGAGCTAGGTTACCAGTATCGTATCCCGGTGCTGAAATTTGTGTTTTAAATAATAGTCTTAATACCACTAACATTTATCCTAACGGTACTGATCAAATTCAAAACGCTGGTAATACTTTTGCTGCGGCTAGTGCTGCTGTTGCAATGGCTACTTTGGTTTCTTGGAAACTAAGGTGCATCAAGCAAGGCTTCTGGCAACGCTGGATTACAAGTTAAAACAGTCCTCCCTAAACTAGCCAGCTAAGGAGCTGGCATTCTTTTTTAGGATTTAAAATGAAAAAGATTATAAAATTTATAAGTATAGTTTTGGGATTATTTTTACTACTATCGTCTCCTTTAAATGCTCAAAGTGCTATCTTTAAAGCTGATAGTAAAATTAAAGTTGTATCAGTTATTGCAGCTAATAATGTTACTCCTATAGTTATAAAAGCTACAAGTGGTACTGTTTATTCCATTGATGGTTTTAACAATGGAACTACTCTAGCTTATATTAAATTATATAATGCTGCTTCTGCTACTTGTGGTGTAGGAACTCCTTTTGTTAGATATTTAATTCCGTTTGGTAGCTCTAGTAGTGGTGGAGGATTTAATATATCTAATATTAATGGAGATGCTTTTGGGGATGGTATAGTAATGTGTATCACTACTGGTATTGCAGATAACGACGCAACGGCACCAGCAGCAAACGCTTATATTGTAAATATTCATTACTACTAGCATGAAATTTATTTTTCAAATTTTAATTATTTTATTGATTGGTATAGGTTCATCATTTGGCGCTAGCAATATGCTAACGCTTCATGTTGGTAATCAAAGTGGCACTACTGGTCCTGATCCTTGCGCGGGTACAGCATTAGATTTATCTAATGGTTGCCCGTTACCCATGTTAGGGGTTTTTTAAAATGAAAAAATTTATATTAGCTGCAATTGCTATTATTAGTATTGGCTTAGGAGCTAGTATTGCTGCTAATTATAATGTTACTCAAGGTTCTGGTACTATATTTGGATCAATACTAAATGGTGGTATAAATTACGCTCAGCAACTATTTTGTGATGCTACTACTCCTTCTCAGTGCGCGGCTGTTTCTTCTAGCGGAGCAGTTAAAGTAGATGGGTCAGGAGTTACACAACCTATTTCAGCAACTTCTTTACCTTTGCCTACAGGTGCATCTACTGCGGCTGGGTTGACTACTATTAATAATACTCTTGGCTCCCCATTTCAAGCTGGTGGATCAATTGGTAATAGTAGTTTTGCTTCAACTCAATCTGGTACGTGGACAGTACAGCCGGGAAATACAGCAAATACTACAGCTTGGCTTGTAACTGGAACTGGAGGTACTTTTCCGGTAACTGGTACTTTTTGGCCGTATTCTCTTGGTCAGCAAGTTGCAGGATCATCTGTACCTGTTGTTCTGACAGCAGCTCAGCTTACTACTTTAACTCCTTTGTCAACTGTAACTGTAACTCAAGGGACAGCATCTAATCTAAATGCAACTGTAATCGGGACTGGTACATTTGCTACTCAATTGACAGGAGCAACAAATAACATAAACAATATTGCTGGTACTATATCTCTACCTACAGGTGCTGCTACTTCTGCACTTCAAACAACAATTAATACTACTTTAGGTTCTCCATTTCAGGTTGGAGGTTCTATAGGTAATACTACATTTGCGTCTACTCAATCTGGTACTTGGAATATTACAAATGTATCGGGAACTGTTTCATTACCAACTGGAGCAGCTACTGCTGCTAATCAGACTAATGCTAATCAGAAAACTCAGATAGTTGATGGGTCTGGTAATGTTATTGCATCAACATCTAATAATTTAAATGTTCAATGCGCGAATTGCTCAGGTTCTGGTGTTAGTACAACTGATGAAGCCTCGTTTACAGCAGGAACATCATTATTTGCTGGCACTGGTGGCTTTTTTCAAACTACTGCAACTAACAATGCTCTGATTAATGGGCAGCAGGGTATGTTGCAGTTGACGGCTAATCGTGCTGCTTTTACTAATTTAAGAAATGCTAGCGGTACAGAAATCGGTACATCATCTACACCAGTACAAGTTTCAGTAGCTAATACTGGAGCTAATGGTACAGCTATGCTTGTTACTGGTACAGGTGGTGTATTTCCAGCTACTCAATCTGGTATATGGACTACTAGAACTGTTGGTAATGCTGGTGGTATTATGGATGCTGTTGGACAGAATGTAGCAGCCCCTGCTAATTGGCTTCAGACAGGTTGTCAATTTAATACTTCTCCTACTACAATCACTTCTACTAATGGTTCTCCTCTTGAATGTGATAATGCTGGGAATTTATTAGTTAAAGCTTTACAATCTGGCACATGGAATATAACTAATATTTCTGGTACAGTGTCTTTACCTACTGGAGCTTCTACATCAGCTAATCAAACCAATGCTTCTCAAAAGACGCAAATTGTAGATGGGTCAGGGAATGTAATAGCGTCTACTTCTAATAATCTTAATGTACAATGTGCTAACTGTTCCGGATCAGGAGTATCTACTGCTGATGAAGCTACTTTTACTGCTGGTACTTCGCTTTTTGCAGGTACAGGCGGTTTTTTTCAAACAACAGCTACCAGTAATGCTTTAACGAATGGACAACAAGGTATGTGGCAAATGACAGCTAATAGAGCTGGATTTGTCAACTTGCGTAATGCTTCTGGTACTGAAATAGGAACATCATCTGCACCAGTACAGGTATCTCTTGCTAATACAGGTTCTAATGCTACTGCTGTTTCTGTATCACAATCTGGTACTTGGACAAATATAGTTACTCAAGCTACTGGCACTAATTTACATGCTGTACTTGATACAACATCAACTACAGCAGTAACACAAGCTACTGCTGCTAATCTTAATGCTACAATTGTGGGGACAGGTACACTAGCTGTTCAAGCTGCTCAATCAGGCACTTGGCCTATTTTAGGTGGTACGACTACTTCAACTACTATGCAGAGTGCAGCAACTGGAAATGCTAATGGTACAGTTTTAACAGTTACTAATTATAGTACAGCTTTAGTAGATGTAAATTGTTCTGTTGCATGTTCTGGTGGTACAACTATTAATTTTGAAGGCACTGATAGTGTAGGCACATATTTTTCTGTTGCAGCTTATCCTATTGCTGGAGGAGCTTCAGTAATTACAACTACAACTACCGGACAATTTCTTATTCCTGTAAATGCGTTGACTTCTTTGCGAGCAAGAATTTCAGCATATTCTGCTGGTACTATAACAATTACAGGTACTCCTTTTTATGGTAGTTTTGCTAATAATACTGTTTCTGCAATTCAGTCCGGTACTTGGAATATAGGTTCTATTACTACTTTACCTGCATTAGTTGCAGGATCAGCTATTATTGGTAAAGTTGGAATAGACCAAACTACAGTAGGAACTACTAATGGTGTCTCATTAGCTCAAATTGGATCAACTACTGTATCAACTGGTACTGGTGCTCAAGGAGCTGGTACGCCTAGAGTTACTGTAGCTACAGATACTGCAACAATTGCCGGTAGTGCTCCCGGTACAGCAGGAACAGCTTCTAGTAACGTAGTAACTGTTCAAGGTGTCGCATCTATGACACCAGTTTCTACATCTACTGATCCATGTCAATCATTAACAAAAACTAATGTTGCTATAGCAACATCTTCTGGAACTGTTCAATTAGTTGCTCCATCGGGATCAACTCAAGTTTATATTTGTTCGTTTTCACTTGTTGCTGGAGCTACAGCAGTTATAAATCTTGTTGGCGGTACTGGAGCAAGTTGTACTACAGGTACTCCAGTTGCGGCTATTGGTAGCACAACTGCTGCTAGTGGTATGTCTTTAGCGGCTAATGGTGGTTTAACTCTTGGTAATGGTGGGGCTACTATTGCTAGAACTACTACAGCCGGCCATGGAATATGTTTAATTCAAAGTGGTACAACAGCTCTTGCTGGTAATGTGACTTATATACAACAATGAAAAAATTCTTAATATCTTTAATTTTATTGTTATTTTTAATAGTTCCATGCGAAGCTACAATTTCGCGTGTTGGTACTTCTACTGGTACTAACACTTGTACTTTTACAACTCATGCTATTGGTGATGTATTAATAGTTGCTGCATTTCGTGCTACTACAGGTACTCCAGCTCTTGGTTCTGGTTTTCAATCTATAATAACTAAAACTGGTACTACTAGCTCTATGAGAGTTGGTTTTAAGATTGCAACAGCAACTAATGATGCTGCTGGTACTTGGACTAACGCTACTGCTACAGTTTGTCATGTTTATAGATCATCTAGTTATGGAACAGGAAGTTCACTTTATATAGGTTCTAGTGCCTCTGCTGCACAAACTACTAATACTATAAATTTTCCAGCTTTAACTATGACTCATGCTGATACTACATCATGGGTATTAGGATTTGTTGGAGTTAATAATTTAACTAATACTATTGCTGCTAATCCTCCTAGTGGTATGACTAATGAAAGTTCTGAAACATCTGCTACAGATCAGTGTGCAGGGCATGATACTAATGGTGCAGTTTCAGGTTGGTCTAGTACTAATGCTACAACTACTGGTACTCCCGGTGGTTCTGTTTCAGTTACAGTAGAATTAATTGAAAATCAAGCTGGAGCATCTATTACTAATATTATTCAGCATGTTATGTATGCTGGTAATAGTCAAGCTGCTGCTAGTTCTGATGCTGGTAATAATTTTATTTATAATCTTCCAAATCCAACACTTTCTGGAGATGTACTTGTTTTAGCAGTTTCGTATCCAATTAGTAATACTCCATCTATTACTGATAATAAATCTAATACTTGGCCTGCATCTGGAGCTACTGGTACTAAAACAGTTACTGGTGGCACTATGGCAATACAAGTTTTTGTATTGACTAGCGTTACTACAGGTACTCAAACTATTACAGTTGGGTTTGGTTCTGTAGCAATTATTCCTGTTCATGTTTGGATAACAGAAGTTACTGGCATTACAGCTTTAGCTAATGGGATAACAAATCCTACAGTAAATACTGGTGGTATTATTTCAGCAGGATCATTTACTCCAACTGCTAATAATTCTAATGGTGGAAATTTAGTTTTAGCTTATATGGGAGAAGATGCAGTTACTGGTACTACTAATCCTGCACTTATAGTACCAGAAACAAATTTTTCACTTAATGATGCTGATATAAGTTGGACACAAGCACAAGGTTGGCCTAAAGCTTCTGAATTTTATTTACAAGCTACATCAGCGGCTATTAATCCACGTTTTTATCTTAATACAGGAGGGACTGATACCTATAATATAGTTGCTGTTGCTCTTGCTTTAGGTTCACAAGGTTCATCAAAGCCTGCTGGTATTCATATTGATAGAATGCTTTATTTTGGGGATAGCACAAATCCTTCAGCAGCATTATTAGAAATACCAGCAACTGGAAATTTAGCTGTTATAATTGGTCCTGAAAGTACTGTAGCTACTCCAGTTATAAATACAGTAAAAGATAGCGATGCTATTTCTTGGACACAGAGAAATACAACAGCAGGTCAACCTAGCCCTTGGGATAGAGTTAATTCTACTGCTAATCCAGCTAGAACACTTACAGTAAATTTTGCTACAACTGGTAGTTCTTATCAACTTGTATATTATGACATTTCTGGTGCAGCTACTTCTCCATTTGATGTAGTTGCTGGAGTAGGAACCACATCAACTAATAATGTAAATTCTATTGCAAGTCAACCTTCAATAACACCAAGTCAAGCTAATGAGTTAATTATAGGATGTTTGCAAGTTGGCGATGGTCCTGCAACTGGCATAACCGTTCCATCAGGAGCTATATTTGATATTCCTACTTTTTCTGTTGCAAATTTCTCTGCAACAATTGCTACTACTGTTTTAACAGCATCTGCTCCTAATTGGGGAACAATTCAAAATCAAAATCAAGTAGTAAGTGGAGCTGGTATTTCAGCAGGAACAATCATTACTACAACAGCAGGTACAGGAACAGGAGGAGTTGGTACTTATAATATAAATCCATCTAATACTGTCTCAGTTGCAGAGACAATGAATACTAGCATGGATGATAGTAATACTGTTGGATGGGGCAATGGCTTATTTCATTGGTATAATGGAGCAACTACATCAGCTCAAAGTGTTACATGGAGTATTGCTAATAATTCTAGTAACTCAGTTAGCTCTGTAGCTGTAGCATATAAAGCCGCTCCTATTGCGGCTGGTGGTACTCCACAACGTACTTTAATTGGCGCTGGTCAATAATGGAAATAGAATTTCTAGACAAACTTGCTTTTTTATTCGAACCAGCTCGATTAAAAATTGCTTATGGTGGTCGAGGTGGCGGTAAAACTGATGGATTTGCTATTGCTTTAATTATTCTATCAATGAAGATGAAATTAAGAATACTTTGCTTACGTGAAATACAAAGCTCTATAGAGGAAAGTGTCAAAGAGACAATTGAAAATTATATAACTGAATATGGATTAGAAGATGAATTTGATATTAAAGATAAGTCTATAACTTGCAAAAGAACAGGCTCAAGATTTATTTTTTCTGGATTGCGTTATAAAATTAATTCAATTAAATCTCTTGCTAAAATTGACATAGCTTGGTTAGAGGAAGCAAATAATACATCTAAAAATTCACTTGATAAATTAATGCCTACAATTCGTGGTAAGCATGATCCTAATGATTTAGGAGGACCATTTAAAAAAGGGCCTGAAGTCTGGATTAGTTTTAATCCTGAATTGGATGACGATGAAGTCTATCAGCGATATATAATTAAAAAAGATAAGTATGCTCCTGATTTTATCAAAAATGAAGAAACAGGAGAGATGGAACGATATGCTTATGTAGTTAAGATTAATCATTCTGATAATAAGTGGTTTCCGCCTGATTTAAGGCGAGAAATGATCTTGTTAAAGAACAACGATCATGTAAAATATCTTGAAGTGTGGGAAGGTTTCACAAAGCAAACATTAGATGGAGCTGTATACGCTGAAGAAATTAAAAAGACTTTATTAGATGGAAGGCGCGGAAAAGTAAATTATGATCCTACTAGACCTGTTTACACGTTTTGGGATTTGGGCCATGCTGATAAAACAGCTATTTGGTTCATTCAGCGAGTTGGAATGGAATATAATGTAATTCATTATCATGAAAATAGATTAAAGAAAATTCCTTATTACACTGAATATATGGAAGAATTAAAATTTAATTATGGTACTCATTATTTACCTCATGATGCTGATAATGAGACTTTAGCTAGTAGATCAATATCTAAATTAGTTAGAGCTGCATTTCCTAATTCTAAAGTTATAGTTGTACCACGTCCTGCTAAAAAGGTAGTTGGAATTAATGCGGTGAGAACTGTTTTTGAATTTTGTAATTTTGATGAAGAAAATACTGCTGATGGTTGGCAATGTTTATCTAGATACGCTTTTAAGGTTAATCCTGATACTGGTAATTTTAGTAAAGAACCTGACCATGATACAGCGTACTCACATGGAGCTGATGCTTTTCAAACATTTGCTCTATCTTTAAAAACTGAAACTGCCGCTACTAAGCATAAGCCTAAAGAAGCAAAAGTATTACATTTACCTACACAGCGTGGATGGATGGGATCACTTTAAAATGGCTTGGTCTACTAACTTTGATGCTCCTAATCCTCAGTCTGAGGAAGATGTAGAAATTATTAAAGAAGCTAAGAAGCGTTTTGAGATTGCTCAGAAATGGGAAGCTCAAGCTAGAATATTTTTTGAGTATGATTTAAAATTTGCTAATGCTGATAGCAATAATATGTTTCAATGGGATAATTGGGTAGTTGGAGATAGGATCGTAAATAATAGACCTTGTTTAACAATTAATAAAACTCAACAACATAATCTTCAAATTATAAATGATGGGAAGCAGAATAAACCGGGAGTAAACATTAGACCTGTTGGAGATACAGCTAGCTTTGAAGCAGCTCAAGTATTTCAGGAAGTAGTTAGACATATTGAATATATTTCAAGTGCTGAAAATGTTTATGATAATGCTTCTGTGTTTCAAATTAATGCTGGTTGGGGTTATTGGAGAATTATGGTAGAACCAATAAGCTCTATGTCATTTGATCATGAAATCTATATCAGAAGAATTAAAGACCCTAGAAATGTTTATCTTGATCCTTACATAAATGAAGTAGATGGATCAGATGCTAAATGGGGTTTCATTTATGACAATATTCCAAAGGATTTGTATCAAGCTGAAAATCCTGAATTTCAAGATGTTGGAGGAGCTATAGTATTTAATAATATGTCTGATGGTTGGTATCAGAAGGATACTATTAGAGTTGCTGAATATTATAGAGTATCACAAAAGAAAGAAACATTAGTTGGTTTTAATATGCCTACAACTGGAGAGCAGATTGTAGCATATATGAGTGATTTACCACAAGAAGCTAAAGATATTTTTAATGAAATAAAGAAACAAGAAAAAGGTTTAAAAGAAAGTGAACGCTCTTATAAGGAACGAAAGGTTACAAAAAATAATGTAGAATGGTTTAAGATAGCTGGGAATGTTATTATTGATCGTGCTCCTTGGCTTGGTGAAACTGTACCAATTGTTAGGTTGGTTGGTACTGAAACAGTCATTGATGGTATTTGGGATTGTAAGGGACATACTAGAGCACTTTTAGACCCACAGCGAATATATAATGTGAATAGTTCGGCCAACGTTGAATTTGGAGCACTCCAAACTAAAGTACCTTGGCTTGCTCCCGGTCAGGCAATTGAGGGATATGAAGAATATTGGCGAACAGCTAATACAACCAATCATTCATTTTTGCCTTGGAACCATGTTGATGATGAAGGAAATCCAATTCCTCCACCACAAAGACCTGCTCCACCAGCAGCATCGCCAGCTTATGTAGAGCAAATGAAGATTGCTCAAGAAGAAATGATGATGGTATCTGGTCAATATCAAGCCCAGATGGGAGAAAATGAAAATGCTAAATCAGGCGTAGCTATTAATGCTAGACAAAGACAAGGCGATAGAGCAACTTATCATTTCATTGATAATCAAGCCATTGCTATCAGAAGGACAGGTAAAATTTTAATAGACCTTATTCCAAAGGTTTATGATACACAACGTATCATTAGAATTGAAGCTAAAGATGGTACAATTATGAATGTGACGATTGATCCTAATGCAGAAGCTCCATTTACTAAGCTTCCTCCTGATCAAAATAACCAACCTGAAATGGATAATCAGCAGCAGATAGTACACGTCATATTTAATCCTAATATGGGTACATATGATGTTCAATCTGATACAGGACCAAGTTTTGCAACTAGAAGGCAAGAAGCTTTTAATGCATTAACTCAAATTGCAGCTCAAAATAAAGAATTTATGAATATTGGTGGCGATCTTCTTTGGAAAGTTGCAGACTTTCCTGAAGCTCAAGAACTTGCTAGACGTTGGCGTAAGATTATTCCGCCAAATATTCTTGGTGATGCTCCTAATCCACAACAGGAGCAAATGATGCATCAAGCTGCTGATAAGATTGAACAGCAGTTAGCTATTATTGCTAAGCAGCAAAAGGAGCTTGATGATAAGAATAGGGAATTAACTGTTAAAGAACGTGATATGACTTTAAAAGAAGCTATGGCTGGTAATGAAGCTACTATTGAAGCTATTCAAGAGATTAGAGCTGATTTTGATAGTATTAGTAAGCGAATTACAGCTTTGGGGAACTCTGGTCCTGCCATTTCGGTAGAGCAGATACAGCCGCTTGTTAAGCAAGTGGTCATGGAAGCTCTAAAGAACGGTGGGGAGTTGATTAATTTACCGGGGCCACATGAAGGTGGCACTTCTATAAACTCTCTTGAGCAGCCTTCTAATGAGGCTGGAGAGGCATCAGAACAAGGTCAGGATAGCTTACCTAGTCCTTCCTTGAATATGAAAGCTCATAATCAATGGAGACAAGCTAATGGAACCTGATCTAACTAATCAATATAATACTCCATTAAATGCTCAAGAGCAGGCTGACTATAATACTAAATTTAAGCCTTCTGATAGTTATGATTATGATATGCAGGGATGGTATAAAGCTAATCCTAACTCTAATCCTAATGCTGCTGGTGTTCATTACCCAGATACTTTTAAAAAACCAAATCACCCTACTTTTTCTAATCAAAGTCAATATAACGGTAATGGTAATCAAGGTGGTAATTGGCAACAGCAGCAAGACGGTAGCTATACATTTCAACCGGGAGCTACTAATTTACAAAATTTTCAACCTCAAGATTTGCAGGATTATTTTAATAAAGTAGAACCCAATAATAAATTACAATTACCAAGTATACCAGATGTTCCGGGTAGCCAATTAGCTCCTGATGGTAATCATTATGTTCAAAATACTAATGGACAATGGTTACAGGTACAACAGGCTGAATAATGCTTGAATTTAAGGATATGGTTGAAGTAATAACACCTTTAGGATATGGTAGGGCAATATTTGTAGAAGCTTGTGCTAGGGATAATTATTGGACTATACAATTAGAGAATGGAGCTTTTGTTACATTTCCACAAAAGAAGCTTAGAGGTACTAGAAATTATACTAGCAGTTTAGGAATATCTGACGAAGAAATGAGAAAAATCATTGCCTAGCCTTGCTCAATTAACTGATGCTTATCAACAGCCGGACAATATAATGCCGGTTGAACCTATTTATACACCTCTTCCCAAGCGTTTGATTATGAATATGAGCCAAGAAGGGGAACCTAGATTAGAGGATAATAGACCCGAACCAATTCCGCCACAAAGTACCCTTACTGATGGTGGATTACCGGGGACTGATCAATTTATGAGTAGATTATCTGATATTTATAATAATTTAAAAGCTGGAGCTAAAAGTGTTTCTGATTTTGATCAGAAATTTACTAGTGATGTTTTGAATTTACCTAAGAATATAGTTAATAATCCAGAACTTTTAAAGAATGCTTTTGATAAGTTAGGGATAGCTCAAGCTAGTGGAGGTTCTGTTCCGGGTAAAACTGGTCAACCTTGGCAAGGAAATTTAAGTGGCGAGGAGCGTTATCAGCTCTGGCCTGAGAAAGTTGTTAGAAGTGCTTTATCAGCATTACCTGAAGCTGCTAGTGGTAACTTGCCTACATTCATTACTGATCCTAATACAGGTGAGACTATAGCTAATCCAGAAGTTATTAGTCGTACCTTGGATATGGCATCATTAGGTGGGGCTGGTGGATTAACTGCTGGAGCTGAAGGTACATTAGGCTCTGCACCATTTCTCAGGCCAGCTTTGAAGTATGGCGATAAAATATATAAAGCTCCTGCTGGTGGTGAACACTTAGATGCTTTACCAGCTCACTTAGCTGATGAATTCCATAAGCAAGCTATGAGTGGTGAAGATATTTCTAATTTTAATTTTGGTTTCATGAACCACAAGGGGCAATTCTTGGATAGAGAAAAAGCTTTGGATTATGCAATTAAGGAAGGATTGATTGATCAACATGCAGGCAAGTATGGAGCATTAACGTCTACATTGCTCGCTGATAGCTCTAAACTGGGAACTGCAATAGAAGCTATGGCTAAGATAGGACAACCTTTCTATTCAGCAGTAGAGCATAATGTTAATGCTATTCCACAAGCAAAAATGACTGGTGATCAATGGTTAGGTACACTCGCTAATAAGCCGGGAGTGAAGCCTGAAGAAATGGATTGGACTGGATTGAAGGATTTCCTGAAAGAAAAAAGTAAGGATATAGTTACTAAGGAAGAAGTGCAGCAGCATTTACAAAATAATAAGGTGGAGTTAAAGGAAGTTAATAAAGGTACTAAAGATTGGAAAGATTTAACTCCAGCTCAGCAAGATAGAGTTGCTAATGATTTTAGAGAACATTTTCCAGATCAACATACTTCTAGAAATCCTGATTGGGATGCTGTTCAAGATTATTATAAACTTAGGTCTACTGAAGGTGATTATAATTTAGGTAGTGGAGAAGGTGGAACTAAATATCATTCTTATCAGCTACCGGGAGCAAGTAATTATAGGGAAATGCTTTTGACGTTGCCTAGTAAAGTAGACACTACAAAGCTTCCATCTGGTTATAGAATTGAACCATCAATGTTGAATGGTCATCAGCGCTATGAAGTATTTGGGCCGGGGGAAGGTAGATACTCAAGTGGATCAACTGAAGAACAAGCTATCGCTAGGTTTCATCAGCAGCATCCTTATCAATCTAATTCTTACAAATCCTCTCATTGGGATGAACCTAATGTATTAGCTCATATCAGAATGAATGATAGGAATATTGAAGGTAAGAAATCATTACACCTAGAAGAAATTCAATCGGATTGGCATCAGCAGGGGAGGGAGAAGGGGTATGCTCCTGAAAGAGAAAAGTTATTACAAGAAGTTATAGACAAAGAGAAAGCTTCAATTGTAGCTCATCAATTAAATAAGCCTAATAAAGCTGATTATTTAGCTGCTTTTAATGAAGCTAATGATAGATTAAATAAATTTGAAAGTGCTGGCAGAGCTGTTCCTAACGCTCCATTCAAAAAAACAGAAGCTTGGACTTCATTAGCATTAAAGCGAATGATTAGGGAAGCTGCTGAAAAGGGTTACGATAGGCTTAGTTGGACACCCGGAGAAGCACAAGCGGCTAGATATGATTTGAGTAAGCAAGTAGATCATATTTCTTATAGTGATAAAGGAACATTACAAGCTAAGAAAAATGATAATACTGTTTTACATGAAGAGAATGTACCTAAAGAAAAGTTAGCTGATTATATTGGTAAGGAAGCTGCTAAAAAGTTATTAGAAAGTAAAAGCGATATTAAAGGATTGCAATATTTAGATGGAGAAAATCTTAAAGTAGGTGGTGAAGGTATGAAAGGTTTCTATGATCAAATCATACCTAAAGCATTAGAAAAGATTACTGGAGAGAAGGTGCATTATAACTCTGGTAAAATTGGACGTTCTTTAGAAGAAGAACTTAAAAATAGAGGATTATCGCAAAAATCATTTAATGAATTATCTCTTAGTCAACGTAATAAAATATTAGAAAAAGTTAATGCTGGTAAGCCTGTTCACTACATAGAACTTCCTCAATCTTTAAAAGATAAAGCTCTATTAAAAGGCTTTCCACTTTTCTCAGGAAAATATATGTTTACTCCTGTTTCAGGTGATCCATTTGAGGAGAATAAGTAATGCCACTGATTAAATCAGCTTCCAAGAAAGCATTACGTATGAATGTTGAGGCACTAATGAAGGAAGTTGGCAAGTCTCCTCATGTGCAATCAAGAGTACAAGCATTAGCTGTAGCATATTCAGAGCAGAGGCAAGCAAAGAAGAAGAAAAAGAAATGAGTAAATTAAAAATTATTACTCCTGAAACTAATATTATTGAAAAGACAGCCGCAGAATTTGCTGGTGTATGGTTTGACGCTGCTAGAAATAGTGGAATTAAAGTTGCACGCTTACAGGGGCAAGTAATCAATCTTTTAAAATATAAGAATAATCCAAGACTTTTTGCTAAAGCTCATCTTGAAAAATTTATTCCGGCTGCTACTCATGCTTTAATGGAAATTTTATGCCGTGACAGTACGCCTCTGGATCAGAAAGAGATCATTTATAAAGCTATTACTGAGCGTACTGGAGATGAACAATTAAATACGATGGGTAAGGCTGCTGGATTACCTGCTTATGAAAATACTGTTTTATATAAGAAGGATGATGTCAAACCTTTACCAGTGATCATTAATACTCCTAATATAAAGGATGTCTTAGATGGCTAAGAAAAATTTAAAGATGGCTGTTGAAGGTGTAGCGACAGCAGCTCCAGAAGCTAGCATTGCTATACGTTCCAAAGAAGATAAAGCTAGGGAACGTAAGTGGAAAGCAGAAGATGCTTTGCGTGATATTGAACGCGCCGAAGGTCACAAGAAAAATAAAGAATTGATGCGGGACGTAAAGCAATGTGCGAAAGAGAAAATGCAAACTATGAATAAGGTAGTTGCTGGTAAATGAACATATCATTACGAAATATAACTGAATATTCTCCTGCTGATGATAATCATATTAATAGATTAGATGTTTTATTTGGGTATACGCATATTAGACCTGAATGGATTATTAGCAATGAAATTTATATTCCTTCAGCTCCAGCTATTATAGGAGTAAAAGAATTAGTTGTTTTAGGAACTGCCGCTTTACTAATTAAAAATCCAATTATTTCACGTCGCTTTTGGATTGGTTGGACTAAATGAAGCTACACGGAAAAGACCTTGGAGAAATTCCAACTGAGCAGCTAAAAGCAATTTTAGCTCATATGCAATCTAGACTTGATGAACGAAATAAAGTTAAATCAATGTTTGCTAGTAGTAGGACTGTTAAAGGTGCTAAAGTTAAGAAAATGCAATTTCCACCACCTAATCCAAATTTTTTAAAATTAAAAGATACAATAGAGAATGAATTGAAAGTGAGAAGTTAAAATGCTTAAAATATATGATATTAATATAGATGAGTTTCGAGAGGCAACTCAAGATGATTTGGATAATTTACAAATAGCTTTAAATAAGCTAGGTTCTAAAGATGCAATAATTAAATTTATTTCAAATTTAAATTCAGTAAAAGATCAAGAATTAATTAAGGAGATTTATGATTTACTAACTCCTTATTTACATCCTGATGTTAAATTTACAAGTTTTGATAACCTTTCTAAAACTTGGCTAAAAGCTAATAAGGTAAATACAAATGCTTAAACAATTTATGAATAGTGGTTCTTTAAAAGCTTTAATGGTTTATGACGCTGAAAAATCTGATATTGAAAAGGCTAGAGAAGCCATTGCCAAAAATACAATAGTTGGCGATCCTCCTAAAAAGGAAAGTGAGGAAGAACCAAAAGAAGAAGAACTTGATGAAGAAATTGAAGGTGAGGAAGAAGGTGAGAAAGAAGAACCTGAATTAGATGATGATGGTAATTCTATAGAAAAAAAAGAAGAAACAGCAAAAGAAAAAGCTGCCAGAGAAGCTAAAGAAGCTGATGAACGAATTAAGGCTAAGGAAGCTCGTAAGACTGAACGTATGCAAAAGCGTATTGATACGGCTATTGCAGCTCAACGAAATGCTGAAGCTGAAATAGTTAAACTAAAAGCACAGTTAGAAGCTAATCCAGATAAAAAATTAACTGAGGCTGAAGTACAGTCTAGAGCTGATGCTATCGCGGCTGAAAAGATTGCAGCTAAAGACCTTGAGAGATTACAGAAAGAATTTAATGAAACTTGCGATAAGCTTCAATCTGACGCAACCAAGATTGATAAGGAATTTACACCTAAAGTAGTTTCCATGACTAATGATCTAGGGCCAATTCCATCTAGACTAATTGGCATTTTGAGTGAGTTGGATAATGGTGCTGAAGTCCTAGCTTTTATGGCTAATGATATTGATGAAGCTGAAAAACTGTATGATCTAAAAGAACGTCCTGAAAAGCTTGCGATAGCTATTGTAAGGATATCGGATAAGCTTGCTGATGCTAAGAAACCTAAAAAACCTGCTTTATCCAGAGTACCTAATCAAGGTGAACCTGTTAAACCTAGAGGTAATGTTAATTCAGATACCATTACTGGTAAGGAAAGTACTGAGGAATATATTCGTAAGCGTAGATTGCAACAGGAGCAATTGCGAAAGAATAGGGGATATTAATAAAGTGCGGGGATAACTTTTCCCACACTTTTCTATTTACAATTCTAAATTTTTAAAATACTGATATTCTATATAGCGTTTCTTGGTTCGCTTGATAAACCATGCTTTCTAGTTCCCGCCTTGGTCCGGTATGGCCATTGATTGCTTGTTAAATATTGCAGCCTCAAGCCCTGCATATTCATCACAATCAATTTTAAAATTGCGCTTTTTGCGCGGGAGCTTTTAGAAATGGCAAATACTTACCTCACTGTGGACATGATTACTAATGAAGCAGTAATGCTTTTCATTAATAGTAATCTTTTTATTATGAATATGGATAGGCAATATGATGATCAATTTGCAGTAGATGGTGCCAAGATTGGCGATACTCTGCGTATCAGATTGCCTTCTGATTTTATTGTTAATTCTGGTCCTGCTATGCAGCTTCAGGATAACACTCAACAGTTTACTACGTTAACTGTTTCTACACAGTTGAACGTAGCTACTCCTTACACCACAGCAGAACGTACTATGAGTATTGATCGTTTTTCGGAGCTTGTTATGGCTCCGATTGTCAATAACCTTTGTGCGCAAGTTGCTGGTACTATTATGGCTGGTGCAGAAGGTGGTGTTTGTAACTTGGTTGCAAATACTGATGGAGCTGGAAATATTATCTCTCCTATCTCTGATCAATTCTTGCAAGCAAATGCTATCCTTGACGACAATGGTGCTATTGATGATGATAGGCGTATTGTCAATTCTCCTACTACTGATGCAAGAGCTACTACCGCACTTCAGGGATTGCTTAATCCAACTCCTGAAATCTCAGCTCAATTCCGTAGTGGTAAAATGAAATCAGGTCTTGGTTATGGACGTTGGTTCCGTGATCAGACTGTGATTAATCATACTTCAGGTTCATGGGCTGGCACTGGTACTGTAAATGGTGGTAATCAATTTACTGGTACTGGTGGTGGTAACATTGTTATCAATGCTGATACTGGCACCTTGAAGAAAGGTGATATTATCACTTTTGCTAATGTCAATGCTATTAATCGTTTGACCAAGAATAGCCTTGCTACCTTGCGGCAATTTGTTGTGACTGCTGATGTTGCTGCTGGCGCTCTTGCTATTCCGGTTTACCCCGGTCTAATCCCTCCTTCAAACTTCCTTGCTGGTGGTCCTCAAGTTCAATATCAGACTGTTGATAGTTCTCCTATTAATGGTGCTGCTATTGTCTTGGTTACTCCTGCTAGCTCTGTCTATCGTAAGTCTCTTGCTTACACGCAAAAGGCTATTACGATGGCAACTGCTGACTTGGTTATGCCAAGGAAAGCTGTTGAGGAAGCGGCACGCACTAATTATGATGGCGTATCAATGCGTATTTTAACTGATTATCTTCCTTTGACTGATCAGTTAGCTACTCGCGTTGACGTACTATTTGGATTTAAGTATATTAGGCCAGAGTGGTTGGTTTGTGTTTGCGATAAGATATGATTGATTAACATACAATAATTAGGGGATCAAAAATCCCCTAATTAATTTAAAATGGAGAATATATGTTAAGTTTTCCAGTACCCCCTCCCCTCAAATTACCAGTTAAAGATTTAATTGGAGATGGACAAAATAACATGAACCACATTGAATATACTCTTGATAATCCTCATCCCGGTTTTGGTAAAGACCCTAATATTATTAATTATCTAGGACACACTAAGTATCCTTGTTACGCAACTAAGCCTGATGGTGAAAAAGTAATTGTAAATAATGCTGAAGAAGAAGCTGCTTTAGGACATGAAATTAAAGCTGAAGCTGCTCATGAAGGATGGAAAAAACCAACTCTTAAACATGATGGTCCTACCATCAAGGAATATGTAGCTGCTGGTTATAAAGCTAAGAATTATCCTCCTCATGGATATGCTTCCAAGAGTACACAAGTTGAAATTGATGAAGCAATAAAAGCTGAAACAGAAGCTGAAGCTAAAGGTTCTTCTGGTTGGGGAACCTAAGTGAGTACTGCACGCGATTTTATTACACTCGCAATGCGTGAAGCTGGCGTGTTAGGCGTCGGTCAAACTTTGCTTGCTGAAGATGTTAATGATGGTTTTACAATTCTACATCGTATGCTTGCAGCATGGCAAAAGAAAAGATGGTTAGTACCAAATCTTTATGAAATTCAGGCTAATGGTAATGGGAATGTATCTAATCCAATTGGTCCCGGTCAATATTATAATGCTGCTAGACCTGATAAAATTCAAGCTGCTTATTTTAAACAATTAAATGCTGGTAGTGGTCCTAGCACGATAGTTAGTTTTCCTCTATCTCCTATTTGGAGCTATGAGGATTACGCTTTGGTGCAATTAAAAGGATTAGCTTCTTGGCCACAATTCTTTTTTTATGATGGTAAATTTCCTAATGGGAATGTTTACATTTGGCCGATACCAGATGCTACCTATGAAATTCATTTAGTTCTTAAAGGACCAATTGGATTTACAATTGAGATTGAAGCTGGAAATATAACTGCTGGTGGTGCTCTTTATACTAATGGTGTTTATAATAATGTAGCTTTCACAGATTTAACTGGTTATGGTTCTGGAGCTACAGCTACTATAACAGTTGCTGGAAATACTGTAACAGGAGTAGTTTTAGATAATGCTGGTGATGGTTATGATATTGGAGATGAATTAACAGTAAATCCAGCTTTAATTGGTGGTACTGGAAATGGTTTTATTTGGACTGTCACACAAGTTACTGATAGTCTAGACGCTGTTTTTAATATGCCAGAAGAATATGAAGAAGCTATTCATTACAATCTATGTAGACGCCTAACCAGCATGTATCAATATCCTGTTAATATGGAGCAGACTAAATTAGCTAGAGCTGCATTAAATGTTTTGCGTATGGCTAATATTCAAGTACCTCAACTCAAGATGCCACCAGCACTAAGGTTCAATAACAATAATTCCTTCTACATTTTCAATGCTGATGCGAGATAAGTAATGCCATTAAAAAGAGTACAATTAATTAGTACTCCTTATGCTGGCAAAAGTAAGATTGCTTCTGGACAGGAATGCGTAAACTTGTATGCTGAAATAAATGCTACTCTTGATCCACAAGCACCATCTACTACTACTTATTATCCTACTCCCGGCTCAACTATTTACTCTACTCCTCCTAATTTTGTAGGAGAAGTAAGAGCTACTTATAGAACAAGTGCAGGAACTGCATTTGTAGTAGTTGGCCAAAATGTTTATTTTTTAACACCAACCGCTAATTTAATATTCTTAGGAGCAATAGCTAATCTTCCAAGTCAAGTTTATTTTAGTGATAATGGTATTGTTGCTGTATTATGTGATGGAGAAAATGGATATGTTATAGATTTAGCTACTAATCAGATAGGATTTATCAATGATCCTAATTTCTATCCTGCTGATTATGTTAGTTTACTAGATACATTTTCTATCTTTAATAGATCAGGAACAGATCAATTCTTTATATCAGCTTCTAATGCTGATTTTGGTATGTTTACCAATAGTGGTATTAGCGGTGGTGCTATAGTTGGAGGAGCAGCTTATACAAATGCTGTTTATAATAATGTAGCTTTAACTGGTGGTAATGGTATAGGAGCTACGGCAGATATAACAGTAACAGGAGGAGCTGTAACAGCAGTTGATATAGCTACTTCAGGTAAAAATTATCTTATAGGTGATATTCTAACAGCTCCAGCAGCTAGTATTGGAGGGACAGGAGCAGGATTTACTTATACCGTAAATGCCACAAATAGTGCTTTTGACCCATTAGATATTGCAGCTAAATCTGGTTTTAGTGATCCTATTATAGGATTAGCCGTAATACACAGAGAACTTTGGTTAATAGGTGCTCTGACTACTGAAGTTTGGATTGATACAGGAGCTGCAGATTTTACATTTCAAGAGCAACAAGGAGCTTATATTAATCATGGTTGCTCAGCTATTTATTCAATAGCTACTATGGACGTTCTAGTTTTCTTTATGATGGAAGATCAGCAAGGAAATGGAATAGTTGTTCAAGGTCAAGGATACGATGTAACAGAAATTTCTA